ACCCACCCTTTCCGTTTTAAGATAAGTTACAATCTTAACAATTTCTTCAACAGTGTTATGTAATGAACACAAAAGGTTGACTTTGAAACTTCTTTAACTAGTATATATTAGTATACCATGTAAATTACTTATGGATCAGCACACCTACGATAATTGGGTGAAGATCAAGGAGACTTTTGAATCCTCAGGTAATATGAATAATATGTTCTATAAAAGAGCAGTTGAAATTGTTAAAACAAGAAGAGATCCCCTTGCAAAGTTTCTTGGAGACGAGAAATGATGCACGAACACAACGAGTTCATTACACATTCTGAAGTTCAGGAGATGATTGATGCAGCAATACGACGACACAACCGTAATGCTTCTATCATTAGTATGTGCGTCGGTTGGGTGGTTCTTGCTTTATTTGCTGAGGGACTTTTGAGATTAGTTGGTGTTATTCCACCTCTACTTCCATGGATTAAAATTAGCATTTAATCATTCAGGTAATTTATCAATGTATAAAACCACATATTCAGCAATGACTATTTTTGGAGTCATTGGATTTTTAATTATTTGGGCATTAAATAACGCTTACCCACACTAGGAGATACTACATGAAGATTTTTTTAGATACTGCTGATGTTTCATTAATTAAGTCTGTATATGATACGGGATTGTTAGATGGTGTCACTACAAATCCATCATTAATTCTTAAAAGTGGTAGACAACTTCAAGAAGTTATTGAAGAAATATCAAACTCTTTTTCAAAATTAGAAAGTATTTCTGTAGAAGTTGTTGCAGATACTGCAGAAGAAATGCTTTCACAAGCACAACATTATTATGCAATTGCACCAGCAATTACTATTAAAGTTCCTTGTACTGTAGAGGGACTTAAAGTTTGTAAGACACTTTCTGATAAAGGAATTAAAACAAATGTAACCCTTGTGTTTTCAGTAGCGCAAGCAATTCTTGCTTCCAAAGCAGGAGCAACATTCATCTCACCTTTCGTTGGTCGTTGGATGGACAATTCAATTGATGGAATTGAACTCATCAAAAATATTCGTAAGGCATTCGATTACTCTGGAACATCTACCAAAATTCTTGCAGCATCTCTCCGTGATGTAAGACAGGTAGAACAATCTGCTCTTTATGGTGCAGATGTAGTTACAATTCCCCCTATTGTATTCTGGGCGATGTATAAGAACATTATGACTGATAAGGGTCTAGAACTTTTTCAGAAGGATTGGGAAGCAGTTATTAGTGACCGAAAAGATAAATGAAATCAATAGTAATATTTGGGGCAACTGGTGACCTTTGTAAAAGGAAACTCATACCAGCACTTTATTCTCTTCACAAGAAAAATCTTTTACCAAAAGGATTTAAAATCATTGGTGCTTCTAGAACTAAACATAGTAAGGAGAGTTGGGTTGAAATTTTAGGTAGTTATTCACAAGAGTTTATTAAACGACTTGATTATGTTCCTTGTGACTTAAGTGATTTAGAATCTTTAAAACTGATAGATTTTTATGATGACACCACTTATTTTCTATCAGTTCCTCCAGAAAGATATGTTGATGCAATTACTAATCTAAAAGAGGCGGGTAAATTAGATGACGCAGAAAAATCTAGAGTCATTATTGAAAAACCTTTTGGCACCGATATTCAATCTGCTAATCATTTACAATCTGTGGTGGCTGGATATTTACGCGAAAAACAAGTATATCGCATTGACCATTATCTGGGCAAAGATACTGTTAATAATATCCTTGCCACCCGCTTTAGCAATATATTATTGGAACCACTTTGGAACAGGAACTTTATAGAAGAAGTTCAAATCTTTGCAACTGAAACGATTGGTTGTGAAGGTCGTGCCCAGTATTATGATACTGCTGGTGCTGTGAGAGATATGCTTCAAAATCATATGCTTCAGGTGCTTGCATTGATTGCAATGGAACCTCCTTGTAAAAATGATGCTAAAGAAATTCGCAGAGAAAAAGTTAAGGTTCTTGCTGCAACTAGACTTGGTGATAATGTAGTTCTTGGACAATATGATGAATATAAAAATGAGGAAGGAGTAACTCCAGGTTCTCAAACTCCAACTTTTGTTGCTGGTGATCTTTATATTGATAACTGGAGATGGAAAGGAGTTCCATTTCACTTTATGACAGGTAAAAAAATGCCTGTGAATTGTGTTGAGGTTGTGATTAAATTTAAATCACCTCCACAGCAGTTATTTGATGGTCACGAATGTAATGACAGAATTGTAATGAGATTGCAACCAGATCCACATTTGGATATGCGTATTGACATCAAATCTCCTGGACTAAATGATAATGTGGAATCAGCAATTCTTCAGTATCATTATCCAGTAGAAAAAGCAATTGATGGTTATGTAAAACTTTTTTATGATGCAATCAATGAAGATCAATCCCACTTTGTTCATGCTGATGAGGTATTAGAATCGTGGAGAATTGTTGATGATCTTTTATGTACTGGAGATCATTGCCGCATTATGACAATGCCATATCTTTATAATGAGGGTGTTTGGGGACCTTGGCAAAAAACAGAACTTATTACTAAGTGGGATTATCCACTCAAATTAAAATAGGAGTAAAAAATGAAAGTAGGATTAATTGGATTGGGTAGAATGGGCGAAGGAATGTCCCGTCGTATGATGAAAGCAGGAATAGAAGTTTGGGGTTATCGTAGGAATTATGAAAAAGCACAGGAAGCATACGAAAACGGATATGTTAATGGTGTTACAACTTCTATACAAAGCCTTGTTCAAGTAGTTAAAGGACAAAATAGACCAGGCATTTTTCAGATGGTTGTGCCTGCAGAAACAGTAGAGGAGACGATTAATGAGTTACTACGATATTGTGGTGAAGGAGATATTATTATTGATCATGGCAATAGCAATTTTAAGGACAGTCGGAAGAGAGCAGAACGACTTGCAAAGCAGGGCATCCAGTATATTGATTGCGGCACTAGTGGTGGTGTTTACGGTTTGGATCGTGGATACTGTCTTATGGTTGGAGGTGGAGATACTGCAGTCGCCACTTGTGCAAAGATATTCTCCGCCCTCTCCCCAGATATTCACTCCTGCCATAGAACGGATCCAACATCTGATGTGACTTCTGCTGAATATGGATGGTTGCATTGTGGTGGTCCAGGTGCTGGACACTTTGTGAAGATGGTTCATAATGGAATTGAGTATGGTATTATGCAAGCATATGCCGAAGGATTTAACATCATTAAAAATGCAAATGCAGGTTCTCAGTATGTCAGAGAAGGAGATGCGGAAGTTGCCCCTATGGCGGATCCAGAATCATATTGCTATGATATTGACGTTGCTGAGGTTGCTGAGTTATGGCGTCGTGGTAGCGTGGTTGGGTCTTGGTTACTTGATCTTACTGCTGATGTGTTACGCAGGGATAATAGCCTTAAACAGTTCTCTGGAGGTGTATCCGACAGCGGTGAGGGTCGTTGGACTGTTTCTGCCGCTGTGGATCTGGGGGTTCCCGCACCTGTTATTACTACTGCCCTTTTTGAGAGATTTAACTCACGCAATCTCGGATCCTTCGGAGCAAAGATCTTAAACGGAATGCGTTATATGTTTGGAGGACATCATACAAGATAATGGTTTTTCACTTGATAGAATTTTTAGCAGCAAGTCCAGTTTGGTTGGGACTTTGTGGATTTGGGATAATTGTTGTACCTATAATTGGTATAGATTACATACATAGAAAAGGTAACAAGTAATTTTTATGAATGAACATTTTTGTATAATGCCGTGGGTAGGATTGCATGTTAGACAAGATGGGCATGTTCATCCATGCTGTGTTTCTAATTATGAATATAACTTCGGCAATATAAAAACAAGTTCATTGCGTGAAATATGGAATAGTTATTCTGTTAGAAAATTTAGAATTGATTTATTGAAAGGTAAAGACTTGGATATATGTAAAGATTGTAATTTCAATGAACAAAATGGTAATGATAGTTTAAGAAAAAAAGTTAATAAAAAATATAAACACCACTTTGATGTCGTTAAAAGTACTCAAAATGATGGATCAGTAAATAAGTTTAATTTTGTTTATTGGGATTTTAGATTCAGTAATGTTTGTAATTTTAAGTGTAGAATGTGTTGCCCAGAATTTAGTAGTTCTTGGGGATCTGAGATAAAAAAAGTTTTAAAAGATACTGAAACTAATCCAGTACAAAAAATAGATGTTTGGGCAGATATAGAACCTTTATTTGATATTGTTGAAGAAATATATTTTGTCGGTGGAGAACCACTGATCATGGATGAACATTATAAAATTATTGATAAATTGATAGAATTGGAAAAATATGATGTTAAAATAAAGTATAATACCAATTTTAGTATTATAAATTATAAGAATAAAAATATAATAGATCTTTGGAAAAAATTTAATGATATTGAATTAACTATAAGTTTGGATGGATATGGTAAGTGGGGTGAAATGATACGAAAGGGTTTAAATTGGGATAATATGGTTAAAAATATAAATTATCTTAAGGAATATTATGGGAATTCATATACAATAGATTGTGTATATCAAGCAATAAATTCCTTTCATGTGTTTGATTTTCATAAAAAATTATATGAAGATAATTTAATATCTACCGTAGATAATTTTAATATATATTTTTTAACAGGACCTAAATATCTTTCGATTGATATTTTTCCTAATGAAATGAAAATGAAATTAATTGAAAAAATAGATGAACATATTAATGACTTTTTAATCCCAAATAATTCAAAAACATCCATAGAACAATTTGAGGTGATGAAAAATATTTTAAGATTGGATGATGATAATACTCATTTAATACCAAAATTTAAAAAATATATAAATGCTTTAGATAAAATAAGAAATGAAAACACTTTAGAGTTATTTCCCGAATTAGAACCTATTCTAAATAGTTGACACGAAATTGAAATTGGTGTATGATTAAATGAATAACGGGGTGTAGCTCAGTTTGGTAGAGCACTCGCTTTGGGAGCGAGACGCCGCAGGTTCAAATCCTGTCACCCCGATTAGTATAAATTATTTTATTACTATGTTTGCCCATAAAGTAGCAGAAGCAGTAGATTTCCATATTCAGGTGGTTCCAGATAAACTCATAGATTTGATGCTTGAAGAAGTTGAAAAATTAAATATGGATACTTTTAAAAATGCTGAAGTTGGTGGTGATATTCGTGGTAGAATGGATGAGAAAATAAGAAATTCAAAAATTAATTGGTGGTATGAAGATCATTGGGCATGTAGTATTTTCTCTCATTATATTGGATTGAGTAATAAGAAAATTTGGGAATATGATCTCAATAGATTAGAGAGTATACAAATCACTACATATAATACAGAAGGGCATTATAATTGGCACAGTGATTATGGAACATCAACAAACCCATTTTTTACTAGGAAATTGAGTGCAAGTCTTTTAGTTACTGACCCTTCAGAGTACGAAGGTGGTGACTTATACTTTATAGATTATCATGGTAGAAGTGTTAAAGCGCCCAAAGAAAGGGGAACTATGATAATATTTGATTCACGAATACCACATAAAGTTTCTCGCGTCACAAAAGGAAAAAGAACTTCTTTAGTTACTTGGATGTACGGACCTAAATTAAAATGATTAACAAAGTTTCCATACAAGAATTTGAAGATAATTTTGATAATTATCTTGAAAGAGTTGAAAATGGTGAAACATTCATTATAAAAAATAATCAAGGAAAATCTGCAGTTATGATACCTGCTGATGAAGAAATTGTTCGCATACATACAGAGCATAATGATGCTTGTTGATTAAAATTTTTATTAAATACTTTGTTCATACCAGAGAATTTTAAGCTCCTTTAGCAATCTGGTGAATGCAGCGAACTCATAATTCGCCTGAGGCGTGTTCGATCCACGCAAGGAGCATGGACAGATTTTGAACTGTCCCTATTGACAATAAATCAAATACTCTCTATAATAACAAAGTCAACATTCAAAACAATGACTATTACTTCTAAATTCAAGAAAGACATTCAAACTCTTCGTGGCGCTGCCGATGGTGAATTTTACCTTGATGTAAAGAATCCGAAACTTTATAAAAAGGTGCGACGTTATTATGAACAAGAAGGTGTAGTATTCTCTGGTGATCCTTTGGATGATTATGAGATGCTTATGGAATACATTTATAATGATCTTGAAGAGGTAAAAGTTAATGTATGATAGTCTCGGGATGACTATAAAAGCGCACTGGTCGGGAGCAACCCCTTATGAAAAAGTCTGATGTACTAAGATACATTGGCAACATTCTTCTCTTATCAGGATATTTTGTTCTGTTATGGGGAGACCCCAAGGTTGGATTAGTTGTAAAATGTATTGGTAATATTTTTGTCGTACCTTTTGCAATCAAGTATAAGTTTTGGGATATTTTAGTATTGTGTGCATTTTATGCCGCGATTGAAATACCGAAATTAGTTCAACTTACCTTTCCTAATTTGTTTGTAAATTAGGTGGTGGAGTCAAATGACCCTCATTTTGGTTTCTTGCTTTTCCATTAAAGAGCAAGTGGTGCGGATGGGGAATTCTTTCTCCGCCTGGTTTCCAATTTCCAGTTAAAGAATTGGTGGCGAGCCTGAGTTACTGAAGAGTGGAGGTCTACCTCCACTCTTTTTTTATAACTATAATGTCTGTTAATTGATATCATGATAA